ATGACGACGACGCAAGACAAAATGTCATTTGCTGAAGTTGCTCAGGTTCTTGGCCGTAGTCGAGAATCGGTTAAGGTTCGCGCTGGTAAACTTGGCGTGTCATTTCGAAAAATCGCAGAGACGGCACCAACAGTTAAGCTTTCTAACGAGGATATTGAGCTCATTAGAGAGCTAGCCGAGGCGGGTTTAAATTTCTGCGAGATAGCCCGTAAGTTTGAGGTAGACAATAGTCACGTTAGAAACGTTTGCCAATTTCATTCGCGGCTGTACTTAGATAAAACTGACTATATTAATCATAAAAAACGGCAAGCTGATGCAATTGATGGTATGGGATAATACTTATGGTGATTTTTATCCCATTGAATTTAATGAAATTAATAATACTAAAGTGCGTATTATGGACAATAAATTATGTTGAGGGTTTGCCTTTGGCCTGAGAGCCGTCAAGGGTGGGCGAAAGACTTGGCAATATCCGGTCAGTGCAACGCTGGCCGTGATGACTAGGATAGAGAATCGCTTTACCATCGAAGCCCGTAATATAATTTGTATAATGCGCAATTTATTTTTAAGTCTTAATTCTAATATCATGATGATAACCACCTATATGGATTTGTTAAAAAGCCCAGTGTACGAGACTGGGCTTTGATGCATTACATGAAGAATGCTTTAATGATTGTTGTTAGCAACTGGAATAGTGCCGTTAACAAGTCAGTCATGTTTACCTCCTTAACTGGTTCTATATGCAAACCCTAGTGCTTTTGTACTAGGGTTTCTTTTTTCGAAATAATCATAAGTATTTTTTTATAGTGATGTGAATTAACGTCAATTGCTGCTGTTAGATCAATATCTTATGCTTTGGATAGCCGAATTCCCATAACAAGAAAATGTTTGTGAGTGGGGTTTAAAATTACGTTATACCAGACCCTCAATAGATAAAGTCTGAGCTCGATTTTCTCTGCTATACGCTCGCGTGTAGAGAGAAAATGAGTAGACAAGCGAAGCGCGTCAGCTGCCTTCTTATATCTATAAGGTGTACCTTTATTCATATCAGACAGTGTCGGATTTCGCCCAATGCCGACGGACGCACGACGACGAAGACTGAGGAGGAGGAGGAAGGAGAAAGCAGGGCGAGTACACTATCTTTAATAGTGTACTCTTGTGCGAATATCGCATTAATTCACCTTTACTTTTTACTTAACGTCTTCTTCCTTAAGCTCTTTGAGGCTTTTGTCAATAAGGGCTTTAAGCACTTCTGGGACTGATACTGGCTTTGTCTTTTTTATTGTTATATCCACTGCTTTTTTTTCCAGCTCTCTCCATCTTTTATCGTCAATTCTTACTGTCGGCATTTCATTACTCATTTTGTGATTGATATTGCAACATTGTAGTTAAGTCACAATGTTATTTGTATCCTTTCTTGATATGTCACATGTGACATAGTATAAGTGCCTCATTAAAATCACTTGTGACATTGTTACCATGATAGATAGACTTAAAATCTCTGTTCCTTTTAAGCGTGAATTTGTCACTAACACTCGCATGTCAAAAACTGGTGAATGTGTGGAGTTTGTTGACATCATGGAATGTTCTAGGCGTGGAATTACTCTTGAAGCAAAGCAAGTTCATTACAAGGGTGGTGCACTTGATAACAAATATGAAGTAGCAGACTTACGTCATCCTTACGAATCCTTGGAGACTAGCTTTACTGGTATGGCTCTTAAAATTTTTCAAGGCACTGTTTTTCGCTCACCTTGTATTGAGTTGAAATGCTCACCTGCCAAAATCATTCAAGGCCATAACGTTTTCGGCTCTACTTCTATCGCTTTGGGTGCAGATGAAATGCTTGCTGCTTTCGTTAATGTTTATCCTGACGTTTTCGATATGCTCGATACTGCCAATGCAACGCTTGATACGATTGATGCAACTTATTCAGCTCGACTTAATAACGAACTTCAGTGCAAGCAAGTTATCCAGTGTTTGAAAAACGTATCCAACAATCAAATGAGAAAAAGCGTAAGGAACGAGCACGAAACAACGTGTTATTTCACGCAAGGTTCTAGACATTGTGATCGTAAGGTCTATTTGAAATATCCCGAATTCAATTCTCAACTTTCTAACTTGCGCGCATCTCAAGCTAAGGGAACAACTCAATATGACCGTGTTATTGATGTCATGTCAGACCCGCGTTTGATTAATTTCGCTCGCAATCTTGCACGTTTTGAAGCTGGTGCTCATCGTCGTTATCTTGATGCAATGGGTATCCCTAAAAATTTATATCAAGCAATTAAATATCAACATGATTACGAAAAAGACGGTAAATCACTAATTAAAGACATATGGCTAAAAGCATTTTCACCATTACTTCACGCTCTGGAGGGTCAAAGAATGAATATATTTAATGATGATGAGATTCATAACAAACTTAAATCACTGTACATGCGCACCACTCCAAAGGGCAATGTTACCTTTTCTAAAGCTGATAGAATTTTCCGTTTTTATCGTTCTTTAATTTCTGATGGTTATGAATCTGTTAAGCAATCATATTCAGCACCTCGTACTTTTTATGATCATCTTAATGAGCTTTTAGCGGCTGGTTTTAGCAAGGCACAAATTCAAAACTTACAAGGGCAGGGTAAAGATAATGTAATTCCTCTCTTGCAAGTAATTAACGTTGATTTTGATAATCAGCGTCCTGACTGGTATGTCGAGCCTCAAGTCGGCGAATTAAGTAGAAAGTATGGTTTTGATACTGCGAATGTAATTAGACTAATAGCGTAAGGATAAATAGACATGATTAAGAATGATTTAATTATTGAGATATTCAAAGAAAATGAATCTTTAGATATTCGTGAGGGTGAAAAAAATGGCAAGCCTTGGAAGCAAATTTCACAAATCGGTTATGCTCATTTGGGCGGTAAATTCCCACTTGAATGCAAGGTAAAAATTCAAGATGGTCAACCTGCTTATGTTGCTGGTAAATATCGTTTATCTGTTAATTCCTTTACGGTCGGTCGCTATGGTGATATTGAAATTGGCCGTGAAATGATTCTTTTACCTTTGGATTAGTCATGTCTAACTGCGTAATACAATACAACGGCTATTTAATGCTTGCCCCGCAAGGGTTTGATTGTACTTACGTCATATTAACGCCTAGTGAGTTGGAACAATTACAAAGCAATTCACTGGGTTCGTTAAGTATCGACCCTCAATTATATACTGACGTGACAGGTTATATATTATTGTCCTTTGTGTCGGGTCATATTTTGGGTCGTATTTTAAAAGTCCTCGGTCGAGGTTAATCATTAACTTAGTAAAGAGAGTAAATACTATGAAATTTATCAACGTCATGAAAAAACATGCTGCAACTATCGCAACTGGCGTAACTGCTGCCGTAGCTTCTTCAAGCTCATTTGCTATTACCGTTCCTGAAGCTATTGATGCTGCGGTTACTGCTGGCCAATCAAACTACACTTTAGTCGTTGTTGGTCTAATCGTAATGGCGGCTACTGGTTTTGGCTTAAACATGATCATAAAGGCAATGCACTAATATGGTAGACCTCGTTTCGGACGTCATCACTATTCTTATTGCTCTTTCAACTGGTGGGGCGTTCGTTTACGGGGTCTACACTGGTGTCAACGCCTCTTAGGGGGCGTTTTTTCTTACTTCTGGGGGGTTACATGCGTAGCGCAATCAATACCGCTCTTTTCATTCTCTTCTTACTGCTCGCGTTCCTGACCTCCGTTGCTTCTTATGCTGCTGATGAGCCACTTTGTCCAATTGGTATCCAAACAGGCTCTAAAACTTGGACGTGGTCGAAGTACGGTAACAGTCCTTATATTTGCGTTCGCTCTTGTCGTTATTCTGTTGTCGCTTCTGTTTGTACCGATACTCTTGATGCTTGTTCATCTGACTTTATTTCCACGGGCGTTGTGTGCAATAAACCCGACGGTATGATTTCTGGTGGTTCAGTTCCCGAGCCTCCTACGCCTGAGCCTCCAAATGTAGTTGCACCGATCATTAATGCTATGCCTGACAACGTCCTATCTGGTTTTGACTATGGCAAATCATTTAAGTCTATCGCTGGCGTTACTGGTCTTGGTGTCCTTAAACTTCATGAAATGCGAAAATCTCAATTAGAATCAACTCGTGATATTTCTGCTATTAAGGGGGCGACTCAGTCAACCAATACTTCTTTAAATTCACTAAAAACAACTCTTGAGTATATACAAAATAACTCTGAATTAAGCGCCCAATACAATCAAGTTACGGCTGACTGGCTAGGTCGAATATATAATAGTGGTTCTACTGGTGGCGGCGGTGGTCTTACTGATGAGCAATTCAATAGTTTTATGGGTTCGATTAGTGGCTTGAATCGTTCTATTTATTCTGCTGCGGATGGCACTAACACCACTTTAAATGGAATAAAGGATGTTGTTCGCCCTCTGGATTGGAAATTAGACGAAACCAACAGGCAGTTATATGATGTTAATAACAATATAGGTTCGGGTGTTGGTGTTCTTCTTGAACATGGTTTAACTAATACGGCTAGCATTGTTGACGCTATTAAATCCAGTGGCGGTACTGGCGGCGGTGATAGCTCCTCCGTTGTCGAAGCTCTCAATGCTCAAACTGGTGAGATTAAAGGCAGTCTAGACGCTCTATCTGATGCGCTTTCCACTGGCTCTTATGTTAGTCGTGAGTTCAAAGGAAAAGTTGATTTTGATACTGTTGGCCTTTATAAGCCTGATTTGCTTGAGTCCGTTCTTGCTGATACTGAAGAGTTAAAACAGCAATATGAGCAACAAATTGATGAGTTTAAAAAGATATTTAGCTTTGATGTGTCGCAACTAAACAGCGGTCAATATAAAGAGCATTCACTAGATTTTGTATTACCCAATGGCAAGCAATTAAATTTAAAGTCCGGCGTATTACCTGCTTTTATTGACCAAGCAAACTTAATCGCCGCTGTTATTTTATTTGTTGCAGCAATTATCGCAGTTAAAGCAACTTTAGGGAGTCGTAAGTAATGGAATCATTATTATTAATCGTTCAGTCAATCGGTGATTTCTTTCAGACTATCATTGATTTCTTTTTGAATATTCCAGATTATTTCGAGCAACTAACCATCTTTATTAATGCTTATTATATTAAGTTAAAATTGAAATGGATGCTTTATTCTTTGCTCTTTGCCTATAAGACGGCCTCATATTTATTAAATGATATTGGATTCACTCAAATCATTATATTAACGTTTAATGCTTTGCCCGACGAGCTACGCTTTTATGCTTTCTTATTTAAAATACCGCAAGCGATAAACATTATATTTACAGGCTTTACCACTGCGTTTGTTATTTCGGTATCGAGGTTTTAACGATGGCTATCACGATTAGAACGGGTGCTAATGGCTCTTATAAGTCCGCTTACGCTGCTTACTTTGTTATTTTTGAGGCACTAAAGGCGGGGCGCGTTGTTGTCACAAACATTGAAGGGATGCAACCACTTGATGCTATTCAGAAGCGTCTTGATATAGAGTTTCCGTCTACTACTCGCCTTATTCGTATCTTCTCAAGGGATGCGGAAGGGATTGAACTCTGGCAACACTTTTTCTGCTGGTGTCCGCTTGGGGCGCTGATTGTTATTGATGAGTGTCAGGACATTTTCTCTAAAAATATTGGATTTAGGATGGATAAAGTATTTTATCGTCCTTTGTCTGAATTCTTGCCAAAACTTCCCAAGGATTACGAATCGTTTTTTTACTCTCGCTATACGCCTGCTGATATGACTAATTTAGACCCGTCTGAGACTGACGACCGAGGTCGAGCGGAATATGACGACCAAGGCCGCATAATCTACCCATTTTCTTTTAATGAGGGCTTCCAGCGTCATAGAAAATATAACTGGGATATTGAGTTGTTATCGCCTGATTGGGGTCAAATTGATTCAGCAATCCGCGCACCGGCTGAGCAATGTTTTTTCCATAAAGGCCGTGACCAATTCTTTTGGGCAAAGCGCAAGCCTTACATCTATAAGCACGCTAAAAACACATCAACGCCAGTGATACCAAAGGGCAAAGACCCTAATCTTACCAAGAAAAAAATTCCGCTTGATGCGTTCTTGCTTTACAAGTCAACAGCGACGGGTATTGCTCGTGCTTCTGGCGCTCTCAATGTGTTAGCGAAAAATCCAGCACTCATTGCGGTTTTTCTAATTATAATTTTAGGCATAGGATACTTAACGTATGGTTTATCCCGTCTGGTTTTTGGTTCTTCTTCGGAGATTCAGGACGCGCAATCGAACTCGACTCAATCTAGCGTTTCTCAATCGTCCAGTGTCAGCAATAAAGCGGATTCTTCGTCTAATTCTTCTGTATCTGATGGTGGGAATAGCAATACGGCTGCTAGTGGTTCCGGTGGTCCATCTGGTTCTGGGCGTTTAGATGGTTTACGTTCGATGCTCGGCTTGTATGATATTCAAAACTTGTACTACACGGGCCATACCACAAAAAAAGGGCCAAATGGTTTCAAGTTCTTTATTACGCTTGAGGCCAAAACACCAGACGGAACGTATTATTTTGATGATACGTTTCTCGCGGCCAACGATATCAAATACGCTCACTATGACGATTGCTTGCTCAAGCTGACAAAAGACAACATGAATCTAAACGTATTTTGCAAACCGCGCGCACTGGATACGCCAGTTCCTGAGCGCGCTGAAGTCAAGCTCAATTCTATTTTTTAAAGTGCGCATTACGGAGTTTATGAAATGATTGAATTTTCAAATTTTACACGTTTATTAACTTGTCCTTGCGGTGGATTCCTCATTGGTGATGGTTATACAGTAGTTCTTCATTGTCCATACACCGAACAGCCACTAGACGTTGCTCCAGATTCTAATCCTATTTTTTGTGATTTTGAGGATTTTCCAAATAACGCTTAAGTGCGCATTATGGACAATAAATTATGTTGAGGGTTTGCCTTTGGCCTGAGAGCCGTCAAGGGTGGGCGAAAGACTTGGCAATATCCGGTCAGTGCAACGCTGGCCGTGATGACTAGGATAGAGAATCGCTTTACCATCGAAGCCCGTAATATAATTTGTATAATGCGCACTCATCCCACCAAATGACAAACTCACAAGTTTAATTATGTCAAAAATGACATACCTGATTTCTGCCGCTCGCCACAGTGCGAGCTAATCTTTGATTAGTCGAGCGCGAGGAAGCGGAATTTCACCGCCCTAAATCACTTCTACGGTCACCGTATATTGCCCAATGACGACGGACGCACGACGACGAAGACTGAGGAGGAGGAGGAAGGAGAAAGCAGGGCGAGTACACTATCTTTAATAGTGTACTCTTGTGCGAATATCGCATTAATTCACCTTTACTTTTTACTTAACGTCTTCTTCCTTAAGCTCTTTGAGGCTTTTGTCAATAAGGGCTTTAAGCACTTCTGGGACTGATACTGGCTTTGTCTTTTTTATTGTTATATCCACTGCTTTTTTTTCCAGCTCTCTCCATCTTTTATCGTCAATTCTTACTGTCGGCATTTCATTACTCATTTTGTGATTGATATTGCAACATTGTAGTTAAGTCACAATGTTATTTGTATCCTTTCTTGATATGTCACATGTGACATAGTATAAGTGCCTCATTAAAATCACTTGTGACATTGTTACCATGATAGATAGACTTAAAATCTCTGTTCCTTTTAAGCGTGAATTTGTCACTAACACTCGCATGTCAAAAACTGGTGAATGTGTGGAGTTTGTTGACATCATGGAATGTTCTAGGCGTGGAATTACTCTTGAAGCAAAGCAAGTTCATTACAAGGGTGGTGCACTTGATAACAAATATGAAGTAGCAGACTTACGTCATCCTTACGAATCCTTGGAGACTAGCTTTACTGGTATGGCTCTTAAAATTTTTCAAGGCACTGTTTTTCGCTCACCTTGTATTGAGTTGAAATGCTCACCTGCCAAAATCATTCAAGGCCATAACGTTTTCGGCTCTACTTCTATCGCTTTGGGTGCAGATGAAATGCTTGCTGCTTTCGTTAATGTTTATCCTGACGTTTTCGATATGCTCGATACTGCCAATGCAACGCTTGATACGATTGATGCAACTTATTCAGCTCGACTTAATAACGAACTTCAGTGCAAGCAAGTTATCCAGTGTTTGAAAAACGTATCCAACAATCAAATGAGAAAAAGCGTAAGGAACGAGCACGAAACAACGTGTTATTTCACGCAAGGTTCTAGACATTGTGATCGTAAGGTCTATTTGAAATATCCCGAATTCAATTCTCAACTTTCTAACTTGCGCGCATCTCAAGCTAAGGGAACAACTCAATATGACCGTGTTATTGATGTCATGTCAGACCCGCGTTTGATTAATTTCGCTCGCAATCTTGCACGTTTTGAAGCTGGTGCTCATCGTCGTTATCTTGATGCAATGGGTATCCCTAAAAATTTATATCAAGCAATTAAATATCAACATGATTACGAAAAAGACGGTAAATCACTAATTAAAGACATATGGCTAAAAGCATTTTCACCATTACTTCACGCTCTGGAGGGTCAAAGAATGAATATATTTAATGATGATGAGATTCATAACAAACTTAAATCACTGTACATGCGCACCACTCCAAAGGGCAATGTTACCTTTTCTAAAGCTGATAGAATTTTCCGTTTTTATCGTTCTTTAATTTCTGATGGTTATGAATCTGTTAAGCAATCATATTCAGCACCTCGTACTTTTTATGATCATCTTAATGAGCTTTTAGCGGCTGGTTTTAGCAAGGCACAAATTCAAAACTTACAAGGGCAGGGTAAAGATAATGTAATTCCTCTCTTGCAAGTAATTAACGTTGATTTTGATAATCAGCGTCCTGACTGGTATGTCGAGCCTCAAGTCGGCGAATTAAGTAGAAAGTATGGTTTTGATACTGCGAATGTAATTAGACTAATAGCGTAAGGATAAATAGACATGATTAAGAATGATTTAATTATTGAGATATTCAAAGAAAATGAATCTTTAGATATTCGTGAGGGTGAAAAAAATGGCAAGCCTTGGAAGCAAATTTCACAAATCGGTTATGCTCATTTGGGCGGTAAATTCCCACTTGAATGCAAGGTAAAAATTCAAGATGGTCAACCTGCTTATGTTGCTGGTAAATATCGTTTATCTGTTAATTCCTTTACGGTCGGTCGCTATGGTGATATTGAAATTGGCCGTGAAATGATTCTTTTACCTTTGGATTAGTCATGTCTAACTGCGTAATACAATACAACGGCTATTTAATGCTTGCCCCGCAAGGGTTTGATTGTACTTACGTCATATTAACGCCTAGTGAGTTGGAACAATTACAAAGCAATTCACTGGGTTCGTTAAGTATCGACCCTCAATTATATACTGACGTGACAGGTTATATATTATTGTCCTTTGTGTCGGGTCATATTTTGGGTCGTATTTTAAAAGTCCTCGGTCGAGGTTAATCATTAACTTAGTAAAGAGAGTAAATACTATGAAATTTATCAACGTCATGAAAAAACATGCTGCAACTATCGCAACTGGCGTAACTGCTGCCGTAGCTTCTTCAAGCTCATTTGCTATTACCGTTCCTGAAGCTATTGATGCTGCGGTTACTGCTGGCCAATCAAACTACACTTTAGTCGTTGTTGGTCTAATCGTAATGGCGGCTACTGGTTTTGGCTTAAACATGATCATAAAGGCAATGCACTAATATGGTAGACCTCGTTTCGGACGTCATCACTATTCTTATTGCTCTTTCAACTGGTGGGGCGTTCGTTTACGGGGTCTACACTGGTGTCAACGCCTCTTAGGGGGCGTTTTTTCTTACTTCTGGGGGGTTACATGCGTAGCGCAATCAATACCGCTCTTTTCATTCTCTTCTTACTGCTCGCGTTCCTGACCTCCGTTGCTTCTTATGCTGCTGATGAGCCACTTTGTCCAATTGGTATCCAAACAGGCTCTAAAACTTGGACGTGGTCGAAGTACGGTAACAGTCCTTATATTTGCGTTCGCTCTTGTCGTTATTCTGTTGTCGCTTCTGTTTGTACCGATACTCTTGATGCTTGTTCATCTGACTTTATTTCCACGGGCGTTGTGTGCAATAAACCCGACGGTATGATTTCTGGTGGTTCAGTTCCCGAGCCTCCTACGCCTGAGCCTCCAAATGTAGTTGCACCGATCATTAATGCTATGCCTGACAACGTCCTATCTGGTTTTGACTATGGCAAATCATTTAAGTCTATCGCTGGCGTTACTGGTCTTGGTGTCCTTAAACTTCATGAAATGCGAAAATCTCAATTAGAATCAACTCGTGATATTTCTGCTATTAAGGGGGCGACTCAGTCAACCAATACTTCTTTAAATTCACTAAAAACAACTCTTGAGTATATACAAAATAACTCTGAATTAAGCGCCCAATACAATCAAGTTACGGCTGACTGGCTAGGTCGAATATATAATAGTGGTTCTACTGGTGGCGGCGGTGGTCTTACTGATGAGCAATTCAATAGTTTTATGGGTTCGATTAGTGGCTTGAATCGTTCTATTTATTCTGCTGCGGATGGCACTAACACCACTTTAAATGGAATAAAGGATGTTGTTCGCCCTCTGGATTGGAAATTAGACGAAACCAACAGGCAGTTATATGATGTTAATAACAATATAGGTTCGGGTGTTGGTGTTCTTCTTGAACATGGTTTAACTAATACGGCTAGCATTGTTGACGCTATTAAATCCAGTGGCGGTACTGGCGGCGGTGATAGCTCCTCCGTTGTCGAAGCTCTCAATGCTCAAACTGGTGAGATTAAAGGCAGTCTAGACGCTCTATCTGATGCGCTTTCCACTGGCTCTTATGTTAGTCGTGAGTTCAAAGGAAAAGTTGATTTTGATACTGTTGGCCTTTATAAGCCTGATTTGCTTGAGTCCGTTCTTGCTGATACTGAAGAGTTAAAACAGCAATATGAGCAACAAATTGATGAGTTTAAAAAGATATTTAGCTTTGATGTGTCGCAACTAAACAGCGGTCAATATAAAGAGCATTCACTAGATTTTGTATTACCCAATGGCAAGCAATTAAATTTAAAGTCCGGCGTATTACCTGCTTTTATTGACCAAGCAAACTTAATCGCCGCTGTTATTTTATTTGTTGCAGCAATTATCGCAGTTAAAGCAACTTTAGGGAGTCGTAAGCAATGGAATCATTATTATTAATCGTTCAGTCAATCGGTGATTTCTTTCAGACTATCATTGATTTCTTTTTGAATATTCCAGATTATTTCGAGCAACTAACCATCTTTATTAATGCTTATTATATTAAGTTAAAATTGAAATGGATGCTTTATTCTTTGCTCTTTGCCTATAAGACGGCCTCATATTTATTAAATGATATTGGATTCACTCAAATCATTATATTAACGTTTAATGCTTTGCCCGACGAGCTACGCTTTTATGCTTTCTTATTTAAAATACCGCAAGCGATAAACATTATATTTACAGGCTTTACCACTGCGTTTGTTATTTCGGTATCGAGGTTTTAACGATGGCTATCACGATTAGAACGGGTGCTAATGGCTCTTATAAGTCCGCTTACGCTGCTTACTTTGTTATTTTTGAGGCACTAAAGGCGGGGCGCGTTGTTGTCACAAACATTGAAGGGATGCAACCACTTGATGCTATTCAGAAGCGTCTTGATATAGAGTTTCCGTCTACTACTCGCCTTATTCGTATCTTCTCAAGGGATGCGGAAGGGATTGAACTCTGGCAACACTTTTTCTGCTGGTGTCCGCTTGGGGCGCTGATTGTTATTGATGAGTGTCAGGACATTTTCTCTAAAAATATTGGATTTAGGATGGATAAAGTATTTTATCGTCCTTTGTCTGAATTCTTGCCAAAACTTCCCAAGGATTACGAATCGTTTTTTTACTCTCGCTATACGCCTGCTGATATGACTAATTTAGACCCGTCTGAGACTGACGACCGAGGTCGAGCGGAATATGACGACCAAGGCCGCATAATCTACCCATTTTCTTTTAATGAGGGCTTCCAGCGTCATAGAAAATATAACTGGGATATTGAGTTGTTATCGCCTGATTGGGGTCAAATTGATTCAGCAATCCGCGCACCGGCTGAGCAATGTTTTTTCCATAAAGGCCGTGACCAATTCTTTTGGGCAAAGCGCAAGCCTTACATCTATAAGCACGCTAAAAACACATCAACGCCAGTGATACCAAAGGGCAAAGACCCTAATCTTACCAAGAAAAAAATTCCGCTTGATGCGTTCTTGCTTTACAAGTCAACAGCGACGGGTATTGCTCGTGCTTCTGGCGCTCTCAATGTGTTAGCGAAAAATCCAGCACTCATTGCGGTTTTTCTAATTATAATTTTAGGCATAGGATACTTAACGTATGGTTTATCCCGTCTGGTTTTTGGTTCTTCTTCGGAGATTCAGGACGCGCAATCGAACTCGACTCAATCTAGCGTTTCTCAATCGTCCAGTGTCAGCAATAAAGCGGATTCTTCGTCTAATTCTTCTGTATCTGATGGTGGGAATAGCAATACGGCTGCTAGTGGTTCCGGTGGTCCATCTGGTTCTGGGCGTTTAGATGGTTTACGTTCGATGCTCGGCTTGTATGATATTCAAAACTTGTACTACACGGGCCATACCACAAAAAAAGGGCCAAATGGTTTCAAGTTCTTTATTACGCTTGAGGCCAAAACACCAGACGGAACGTATTATTTTGATGATACGTTTCTCGCGGCCAACGATATCAAATACGCTCACTATGACGATTGCTTGCTCAAGCTGACAAAAGACAACATGAATCTAAACGTATTTTGCAAACCGCGCGCACTGGATACGCCAGTTCCTGAGCGCGCTGAAGTCAAGCTCAATTCTATTTTTTAAAGTGCGCATTACGGAGTTTATGAAATGATTGAATTTTCAAATTTTACACGTTTATTAACTTGTCCTTGCGGTGGATTCCTCATTGGTGATGGTTATACAGTAGTTCTTCATTGTCCATACACCGAACAGCCACTAGACGTTGCTCCAGATTCTAATCCTATTTTTTGTGATTTTGAGGATTTTCCAAATAACGCTTAAGTGCGCATTATGGACAATAAATTATGTTGAGGGTTTGCCTTTGGCCTGAGAGCCGTCAAGGGTGGGCGAAAGACTTGGCAATATCCGGTCAGTGCAACGCTGGCCGTGATGACTAGGATAGAGAATCGCTTTACCATCGAAGCCCGTAATATAATTTGTATAATGCGCACTCATCCCACCAAATGACAAACTCACAAGTTTAATTATGTCAAAAATGACATACCTGATTTCTGCCGCTCGCCACAGTGCGAGCTAATCTTTGATTAGTCGAGCGCGAGGAAGCGGAATTTCACCGCCCTAAATCACTTCTACGGTCACCGTATATTGCCCAATGACGACGGACGCACGACGACGAAGACTGAGGAGGAGGAGGAAGGAGAAAGCAGGGCAAGTACACTATCTTTAATAGTGTACTCTTGTGCGAATATCGCATTATTTAGGCTAGAGAGAGAAGCAGACGGGGAGAAAGCGCAGCGCCACGTTGCTTCTCTCCTGAACTCAAAACGTTACACGAATGTTACCGGAACGGTTGGGGTTACTGTTACACCCCAATTAACTCCGGAATTCCGGAATTCTAATACCTATTTTCATTCACGAATTCTTCTTCGGCCCTCATCTCAAAGTATTCTTCTTCTGTTTTGGGTTTCATGCTTTCAAATAGTTCTTCATGATCGTCTGCGCATTCCCATAACTTAAGGGTTTCCATTTCTGATGACGGTCTTTCTGCGTTTAAACGGTGGATAAAAGCGCTCAAACTCATTCTCTTATTTAGCTTGCCTCGGCAAATTTCTTTCTCTGTGATATTCAATAATTTTGCAAGTGTGGTTACTTGGCTAGCCTTAGGCTCTGTTATGTTATTTTCCCATTTCATGTAGGTTTGCTTTGTTACTCCCATTTTACTTGCCATGTCGCTTTGGGACAGATTTATTTTTATTCTAGCTTCTTTGAGAACATCCCCAATCATATTTATCGCCTCTCGGTATACATTTCTTTTATCTTACACCCATTTTTATTATTCATAATGTTGGTGTTTATAAAAGTTTCCTGTATGGTACATAAATATGTCCATAATTATTTCTTGACAGGTTTTTTGCTTGTACTTCATAGACCAACTTTTTATGCATCAAGATCATCCTGACGGCGGGCTTCCGCTCGTTGGGACGCATGTTATTGAAAGGCTGGATATGGAAACAGGGGAGGCTTTACCACCTTCTGTGAATCAGAAGCGTCTGGAGGGGTCATTCAGTACAAAATTAACGATTCGTTGTGATGGTTATCGCGTTCGTGTAGAGGGGAACCCGTCACGCTGGCAGAGAATGGATAATCTATTTGGCCTCACTTCACTAGATGATTGTGTCGAGATTTATAACCATCTTCTTTCACGTTATGGCTTACCACCACTGACGAAAAATACCCGTTTGTACCCAAGGCAATCACCGGATGGTAAATCAACATCGTTAGTCGGTAATGGCGCGGAAATTACTTCTATTGACTGGACTCGTAATTTAGCTGTGGGGCAGGGTAAGGAAGCCTCATTTATTCGCGGCATGTCCTCTATGCAAATCGGTCGAGGTCGTAAGCCTAACTTGTTTCCCAACGGCATGACATGTGGCTGGGGTTATGGCTCATCTTGGTTATTGAATAAACTTTACTGTAAGGCATTTGAATTAAAAGAGCATTTGAAAAAAGACAAGCGCAAAAAAGACGGTATTACTGAAAATCAACTTGAATATGTAGAGAAATTAATCAGTTATTGCGAACAAAATGGTGTCGTACGAGACGAAAACAGCCTTAAGCAATTATTTTTGAAAAAACACAGACTACAGTTTTACGGATTAGTGACCGAAGAAGACTTTTACCCGCATCTGAATGATATTGAGAACGCTATGAAGACGATACAGATAAACCATGATGAGCACGTATCAATTGCCCACCAACTTCTTGAGGTGGGTGCTGTCAATACGCTTCGAAAGGCCAATACAACAATGAGTTATTTCACTCTTTGGCAGAATGGTACTGACTTGCGTCAAGTCTTGAATCAAAGCCAGTTTTACGAACATAAATCACGACTTAAAAAAGTTGGTATTGATATTGGACAACCATTTGATGTGACTCGTATGTGTCCGACCTTAAGGCGTTCTGAAGTTATCGAAGTTAAGCCGCTATCCATTCCTAGTTGGTATCAACTGCCCGTTGTTGCCAAATCAAACGTTATGCCATTTAAAGCTATTGCATAGAGAGAGACCACATGCTGAAAATTGAAATATTCCCCGAAGATGTAAGGGTTGCGACTCGAACCACCAAACCCAAAGATGATAAGCCAGGTCGTGATATTTATGAACAAGATGCTTATGCCTATATTGGTGGCAAGTTTCCCGTTCAGATGAAATTGCAGTTAGAAAAAGGACAACAACCTTACGCGGCCGGACTCTATACACCACACAGCTCAAGCTATGCGATTAATAATTTTGGCTCCCTTGAATTAAAACGGTTTGGCCAGATTATCGAGCCTTTGGAGGTTGAGTGATGAACTTTAATTTGCCATCTCGAAAAATCGTTTATAAGACAGGGATAATGATGGTAAACCGTCTAGATGAGCCACTATATCAATGTCGTTCTTGCTACAAACCGTTCTTTGATGATGAGGTCATAGTTGGTAACTTCTTAGCTCATATTGAATGCCCACATTGTGGCAATGCACTTAGAAAAATCACAGAGTCTGAACCATTGATTACAAAATAAGTTAAAGCCCGTAACTGCTTGAACAACTACGGGCTTTTTATCACAACCAACTGAAACGGAGTTGACTATGACCATGAAAGAATACACGCTATCAGACGTAGTATCTAAGCTAAATGCAATTTCCAACATCTCAATTTTCTTAGGTACAGGCGATTGTCCTGATGAGATTGCCTTTAACTTACGAGATCATATGCACGATGAAATAGAAAACCTTCAAGGTATGTTACACCCCAATTAACTCCGGAATTCCGGAATTCTAATACCTATTTTCATTCACGAATTCTTCTTCGGCCCTCATCTCAAAGTATTCTTCTTCTGTTTTGGGTTTCATGCTTTCAAATAGTTCTTCATGATCGTCTGCGCATTCCCATAACTTAAGGGTTTCCATTTCTGATGACGGTCTTTCTGCGTTTAAACGGTGGATAAAAGCGCTCAAACTCATTCTCTTATTTAGCTTGCCTCGGCAAATTTCTTTCTCTGTGATATTCAATAATTTTGCAAGTGTGGTTACTTGGCTAGCCTTAGGCTCTGTTATGTTATTTTCCCATTTCATGTAGGTTTGCTTTGTTACTCCCATTTTACTTGCCATGTCGCTTTGGGACAGATTTATTTTTATTCTAGCTTCTTTGAGAACATCCCCAATCATATTTATCGCCTCTCGGTATACATTTCTTTTATCTTACACCCATTTTTATTATTCATAATGTTGGTGTTTATAAAAGTTTCCTGTATGGTACATAAATATGTCCATAATTATTTCTTGACAGGTTTTTTGCTTGTACTTCATAGACCAACTTTTTATGCATCAAGATCATCCTGACGGCGGGCTTCCGCTCGTTGGGACGCATGTTATTGAAAGGCTGGATATGGAAACAGGGGAGGCTTTACCACCTTCTGTGAATCAGAAGCGTCTGGAGGGGTCATTCAGTACAAAATTAACGATTCGTTGTGATGGTTATCGCGTTCGTGTAGAGGGGAACCCGTCACGCTGGCAGAGAATGGATAATCTATTTGGCCTCACTTCACTAGATGATTGTGTCGAGATTTATAACCATCTTCTTTCACGTTATGGCTTACCACCACTGACGAAAAATACCCGTTTGTACCCAAGGCAATCACCGGATGGTAAATCAACATCGTTAGTCGGTAATGGCGCGGAAATTACTTCTATTGACTGGACTCGTAATTTAGCTGTGGGGCAGGGTAAGGAAGCCTCATTTATTCGCGGCATGTCCTCTATGCAAATCGGTCGAGGTCGTAAGCCTAACTTGTTTCCCAACGGCATGACATGTGGCTGGGGTTATGGCTCATCTTGGTTATTGAATAAACTTTACTGTAAGGCATTTGAATTAAAAGAGCATTTGAAAAAAGACAAGCGCAAAAAAGACGGTATTACTGAAAATCAACTTGAATATGTAGAGAAATTAATCAGTTATTGCGAACAAAATGGTGTCGTACGAGACGAAAACAGCCTTAAGCAATTATTTTTGAAAAAACACAGACTACAGTTTTACGGATTAGTGACCGAAGAAGACTTTTACCCGCATCTGAATGATATTGAGAACGCTATGAAGACGATACAGATAAACCATGATGAGCACGTATCAATTGCCCACCAACTTCTTGAGGTGGGTGCTGTCAATACGCTTCGAAAGGCCAATACAACAATGAGTTATTTCACTCTTTGGCAGAATGGTACTGACTTGCGTCAAGTCTTGAATCAAAGCCAGTTTTACGAACATAAATCACGACTTAAAAAAGTTGGTATTGATATTGGACAACCATTTGATGTGACTCGTATGTGTCCGACCTTAAGGCGTTCTGAAGTTATCGAAGTTAAGCCGCTATCCATTCCTAGTTGGTATCAACTGCCCGTTGTTGCCAAATCAAACGTTATGCCATTTAAAGCTATTGCATAGAGAGAGACCACATGCTGAAAATTGAAATATTCCCCGAAGATGTAAGGGTTGCGACTCGAACCACCAAACCCAAAGATGATAAGCCAGGTCGTGATATTTATGAACAAGATGCTTATGCCTATATTGGTGGCAAGTTTCCCGTTCAGATGAAATTGCAGTTAGAAAAAGGACAACAACCTTACGCGGCCGGACTCTATACACCACACAGCTCAAGCTATGCGATTAATAATTTTGGCTCCCTTGAATTAAAACGGTTTGGCCAGATTATCGAGCCTTTGGAGGTTGAGTGATGAACTTTAATTTGCCATCTCGAAAAATCGTTTATAAGACAGGGATAATGATGGTAAACCGTCTAGATGAGCCACTATATCAATGTCGTTCTTGCTACAAACCGTTCTTTGATGATGAGGTCATAGTTGGTAACTTCTTAGCTCATATTGAATGCCCACATTGTGGCAATGCACTTAGAAAAATCACAGAGTCTGAACCATTGATTACAAAATAAGTTAAAGCCCGTAACTGCTTGAACAACTACGGGCTTTTTATCACAACCAACTGAAACGGAGTTGACTATGACCATGAAAGAATACACGCTATCAGACGTAGTATCTAAGCTAAATGCAATTTCCAACATCTCAATTTTCTTAGGTACAGGCGATTGTCCTGATGAGATTGCCTTTAACTTACGAGATCATATGCACGATGAAATAGAAAACCTTCAAGGTATGTTGAGTTTCATCCGGCTTTATCCAGAGCTTAAAGTCCAAGAACTGGAGGCATCGAGCCGTGAATCAGCATAAAGAGGTTCGTTTTTGTATTTGTGGTGATTGTAGCGTGATTGTTCCTTTTTCCGCTGAGTTGCATAACGAAGATGAGTTTTGTGAATGCGGCGGTCAAATGTGTGGTTGTGATTTTTGCAATCAAACTTACGCCAGCCATTTAAATCCGGTACTACTAACCAAACTCTAGTGAGTTAGTGCGCATTATTTGCGGTTATGGTTAATACAGTTGCATACGCATTAATTATAATATCTCTCGTTTCTGAGAGATATCACCATGAAGTATCACGAAATGACCAAAAACTTTGTTTTTCGTGAATTTGAGTGCAAATTAAGTGAAGAAGAGACCGCTAAACTTTGTTTTAGAAGTGTGACCGTGGTCAAGGGTTGGGATAAAGGAAAAGAGATACCAAGAGAGTGTAAGCGGCTAATGAGAATGGCGAAAGGCCGCGAACTCAGTTCATGCACAACCTGGGAGCAATTCAAAATGCACTATAACAGAATGGAATTGCCGACAGGGCAGCTTGTAACACCCCAAGAAATTTTAGCCGGTATAGCATTGTTAGAAATTGAGGCGGTCAACGATGTGAAAACACTATCTAAGCTACTTAAATTCGCAAGAGCAATCAGTAAAATAAAGGAATAAATTAGCCCCGCAAGGGGCTTTTATTTTTCATTTAGCCGATTTGCTCATTAAATAAAAAGGTAAAATCAACAATGCGATAGATAGGCCGTAAAAAATAGGGAGTAAAGAAACACTCATGCCAGCTTGAAGAATAACGCTATCACCCGTGGCATCTGAAAAAGTTCGTATAAGCCCGATAATCCCACCCAAGATCCCGCTAAAAATTAAAGAATAAAAAGCACAATGAATTGCAGTAGTTTTAGATTCAAACCAGCCAACAACAAAAGCTAGAAGACTAGGGATAGCCACAATTAAAAAGCTGCTCAAATCTATAAATTGCAATACATCACCAAGAGATGCTATTTCATTTATGATAAGAAAAGTACCAACTACATATAAAATTTTGATCAATTTACTAATCATATTTACCACCAAAAACCGTACATAAGACTATCGGGGTTACGTGGCAATCGAAGCATAGAATCTCTATCTTGCATGTAACGCCTTACAAAATTTCGTTGCTTAGCTCCTGCTGATGGTAAATCACTAATTGCAGCAATTAACCGTTGGACTTGAGGATCGCTAATTTGCTTTCCATTCTCCAACGCCTCATGAAGCTCAGGAACAAGCACCTTATACAATTTATTGGCAGCATTTTTATCGGACACACGACCATAGATTTGCTCTATAGCACTCCTAATTAATGATGATGGCATAATACTCTCAGCAATAAAGTTCATAACAAGTCGTAATCATAAAAGAAATCTGACCAATATTGCCCAAAGAAACACACAATATTGAACCAAGATCACCACAGGCAACTTGTAACAGAAAAACATTTTAAGAGCAAAATCACCGCTAAGACTGATAGTTAGGTGGAAAGTACCCCCGTAGTACAAGACGGGGGTTCTCGTTCGCTCTCGCTCCTCCTCCTCAGTCCTCGTCGTCGTCCGCGCTCTCTCACGAGCAAAGATCCTAATTCTCAATAAATGATCCTGTATGAAAGAGGCAAGGGCATTGCTCGACACTCGCAAAGCCCAAACGCTGAACGTCCATAGGGTTGCAGTGGCATAAAGCCCCACTGATGCGGTGAGGCTCTGCGAGGGGATGTTCTAGCAGGATGAAGGGTGGCAGCATGTCGATAAGCATAGGCAGTTAGAAACCGCGCCGATTGAATCTAGAGAACCACTAACCCTAGTCGGGCGGCTTGGTGCATCGTTCGCGCACGCGCTCTCTTATCCCTACGGGGTTGGTATGTCATTTTTTGACATACTCGCGCAAATCGGTATGTCATTTATCGCTTGGCAGTAAAAAGGCCGCTAAGCGGCCTCTTAAAAAATAGAGTTGAGTTTGACTTCAGCGCGTTCAGGAACTGGCGCATCCAGTGCGCGCGGTTTGCAAAATACGTTTAGATTCATGTTGTCTTTAGTCAGCTTGAGCAAGCAATCATCATAGTGAGCATATTTGATATCGTTGGCCGCGAGAAACGTATCATCAAAATAATACGTTCCCTCGGGCGTTTTGGCCTCGAGCGTAATAAAGAACTTGAAACCATTTGGACCTTTCTTTGTGGTATGGCCCGTGTAATACAAGTTTTGAATATCATACAAGCCAAGCATCGAACGCAAACCATCTAAACGCCCAGAACCAGATGGACCACCGGAACCACTAGCAGCCGTATTGCTATTCCCACCATCAGATACAGTAGAATTAGACGAAGAATCCGCTTTATTGCTGACACTGGACGATTGAGAAACGCTAGATTGAGTCGAGTTCGCTTGCGCGTCCTGAATCTCCGAAGAAGAACCAAAAACCAGACCGGATAAACCATAAATAAACCACCCCACACAAATTAAACCAAGCAACAAAGATAAAAATACTTTCGGGTTATATAACAAGAGATTCAAAGCACCAGCGCCGCGAGCAATGCCAGTAGCCGTGGACTTATAAAGTAGAAACGCATCAAGCGGGATTTTTTTATTAATTAGATTAGGGTCTTTGCCCTTAGGAACGACGGGAGTAGATGAGTTTTTAGGATGTTTATAAATGAGCGGGTTACGCTTTGCCCAAAAGAATTGATCACGTCCTTTATGTAAAAAGCATTGCTCTGAACATGCGCGGATAGCCGTATCTATTTGCCCCCAATCTGGAGAAAGCAACTCAATATCCCAGTTGTATTTACGATGGCGCATAAAGCCCTCGTTAAACGAGAATGGGTAAATGATACGGCCTTGGTCGTCATATTCCGCTTGGCCTCGGTCATCAACCTCAGCCGCGTCAAGTTGACTCATATCGGCCGGAGTATAACGAGAGTAAAAAAATGATTCGTAATCTTTAGGTAAATTAGGGAGAAACTCAGATAAAGGCCGATAGAAAACTTTATCCATCCTGAACCCAATGTTTTTAGAGAAAATATCTTGGCACTCATCAATGACAATCAATGCACCAAGGGGACACCAGCAAAAAAAGTGCTGCCAGAGCTCGATACCCTTAGCGTCCCTTGAGAATATACGAATAAGACGAGTAGTAGACGGAAACTCAATATTAAGACGCTTTTGAATAACATCGAGCGGTTGCATTCCCTCAATATTAGTAACAACAACACGGCCCGCCTTTAGTGCCTCAAAAATAACAAAGTAAGCAGCGTAAGCGGACTTATAAGAGCCATTAGCACCCGTTCTAATCGTGATAGCCATCGTTAAAACCTCGATACCGAAATAACAAACGCAGTGGTAAAGCCTGTAAATATAATGTTTATCGCTTGCGGTATTTTAAATAAGAAAGCATAAAAGCGTAGCTCGTCGGGCAAAGCATTAAACGTTAATATAATGATTTGAGTGAATCCAATATCATTTAATAAATATGAGGCCGTCTTATAGGCAAAGAGCAAAGAATAAAGCATCCATTTCAATTTTAACTTAATATAATAAGCATTAATAAAGATGGTTAGTTGCTCGAAATAATCTGGAATATTCAAAAAGAAATCAATGATAGTCTGAAAGAAATCACCGATTGACTGAACGATTAATAATAATGATTCCATTACTTACGACTCCCTAAAATTGCTTTAACTGCGATAATTGCTGCAACAAATAAAATAACAGCGGCGATTAAGTTTGCTTGGTCAATAAAAGCAGGTAATACGCCGGACTTTAAATTTAATTGCTTGCCATTGGGTAATACAAAATCTAGTGAATGCTCTTTATATTGACCGCTGTTTAGTTGCGACACATCAAAGCTAAATATCTTTTTAAACTCATCAATTTGTTGCTCATATTGCTGTTTTAACTCTTCAGTATCAGCAAGAACGGACTCAAGCAAATCAGGCTTATAAAGGCCAACAGTATCAAAATCAACTTTTCCTTTGAACTCACGACTAACATAAGAGCCAGTGGAAAGCGCATCAGATAGAGCGTCTAGACTGCCTTTAATCTCACCAGTTTGAGCATTGAGAGCTTCGACAACGGAGGAGCTATCACCGCCGCCAGTACCGCCACTGGATTTAATAGCGTCAACAATGCTAGCCGTATTAGTTAAACCATGTTCAAGAAGAACACCAACACCCGAACCTATATTGTTATTAACATCATATAACTGCCTGTTGGTTTCGTCTAATTTCCAATCCAGAGGGCGAACAACATCCTTTATTCCATTTAAAGTGGTGTTAGTGCCATCCGCAGCAGAATAAATAGAACGATTCAAGCCACTAATCGAACCCATAAAACTATTGAATTGCTCATCAGTAAGACCACCGCCGCCACCAGTAGAACCACTATTATATATTCGACCTAGCCAGTCAGCCGTAACTTGATTGTATTGGGCGCTTAATTCAGAGTTATTTTGTATATACTCAAGAGTTGTTTTTAGTGAATTTAAAGAAGTATTGGTTGACTGAGTCGCCCCCTTAATAGCAGAAATATCACGAGTTGATTCTAATTGAGATTCTCGCATTTCATGAAGTTTAAGGACACCAAGACCAGTAACGCCAGCGATAGACTTAAATGATTTGCCATAGTCAAAACCAGATAGGACGTTGTCAGGCATAGCATTAATAATCGGTGCAACTACATTTGGAGGCTCAGGCGTAGGAGGCTCGGGAACTGAACCACCAGAAATCATACCGTCGGGTTTATTGCACACAACGCCCGTGGAAATAAAGTCAGATGAACAAGCATCAAGAGTATCGGTACAAACAGAAGCGACAACAGAATAACGACAAGAGCGAACGCAAATATAAGGACTGTTACCGTACTTCGACCACGTCCAAGTTTTAGAGCCTGTTTGGATACCAATTGGACACAGTGGCTCATCAGCATAAGAAGCAACGGAGGTCAGGAACGCGAGCAGTAAGAAGAGAATGAAAAGAGCGGTATTGATTGCGCTACGCATGTAACCCCCCAGAATTAAGAAAAAACGCCCCCAATCAGGAGGCGTTGATACCAGTGTAGACCCCGTAAACGAACGCCCCACCAGTAGACAAAGCAATAAGAACAGTGATGACGTCCGAAACGAGTCCTATCATGTTATTAGCCGTTCATTACGCGAATAATCGCACGGAGGCCGAAGCCGATTGCGGCAAGAGCGATAAGACCAACGACGACAATCGTATAGTTAGCTTGACCTGCAGTGATAGCAGCTTGGATAGTATCAGTGACGCCCTCTGCAAATGAGCTTGCAGAAGCTAGGCCAGCAGTAACACCAGTTGCAATTTTTGTAGCGTGTTTTTTCATGACGTTGATGAATTTCATAGTATTTACTCTCTTTACTAAGTTAATGATTAGCCTCGACCGAGGCCTTTTAAAATACGACCCAAAACATGGCCAGAAACGAAAGCTAATAATAAATAACCGCTAACGTCAGCGTATAATTGAGAGTCGATAGTTAACGAACCTAGCGAATTGCTTTGTAATTGTTCCAACTCACTAGGCGTTAATATGACGTAAGTACAATCAAACCCTTGTGGGGCAAGCATTAAATAGCCGTTGTATTGTATTACGCAGTTAGACATTATTTAATTAAACCACACGCTTTAAAGTGGGCTTTAATCTCTTCATCCACTGGGATTAATTTCGTGACGATAGAGCCCGAAAGAGGGTCATCCATATTTAAGCCTAAATCCACTTCATACTCACGGCGTGGAACGAGAGCACCAACACGCTCAAGCTCAAGCGCATAGTTAAAGTCAATGATTAGCGGCTGGTCATACTTGGAGACTTCACCCGATTCACCAACAGTACGACGAGTCATTTTAAACTTGTCGTTATCAATATTAAGCGGCTTTAGAGGACGCGAAATATTAAGTTGTGCGAATTCGCCTTTAAAATCGTTTTTGAAAAATGAAATACCCAATACAAATATAGATGGACGAGACATAGTAATTTACTCCAAAGCATTAATTAATTTTCGGTGCATAGAGGGATACAATAAAACCGTATCGTCCCTAACCAAGGTGGTGACAACTTTTTCAAAGTCGCCTTGATAAAGTTCAAGTAAAGAATTAACCAAGCGGCCATATTGTCGCTTAGCCCAATAAGACGCAGCTAATACATCACAAGCAACGCGCTTTCTAGATTTAGTTTTTGTTATTACAGGCTCAACGGTATTTGAGAGTAAAGAGGCGGCATAAGCATTTAATGCAACAAAGCCCCCGACAGGGTTTAATAATATATCCGTGTCCCATTTCTTTAATTCAACCTCGGAGCGATACCACGAAAAATCCTCAGCCGTAATATTACGTTCTAATTTCTTGTTATAAACGCGCCAATATACGAGTGATTGACGGGAGCCAAAATTGCGCTCTTCACGAGAAAATATTTTATTGCCGTTTTCGTCCCAATCCCACTCATCGCCATTGGAGACTTTAGGACTGAAGCCACGAGAACGCTTAAAGCCACCGAGACGCGAAACGTTTTCCGCAGCCTCACAAGTATGTAAACCATCGTAATCATCAAAGGCTAAATCAATACGCGAGAGTTGCTTACAGCATAAAACCGTTGAAATCCAATGATGCAAGAAACGACAAGAGCGATTAGCAAACAGATGCTTGCAGCCGTGGCCTGTAATCTGAAAATGCAAAGTGTCGCGATTTCCGCCAAACCCAACTTGGCCGCAATAGTCATCGCCATATTCGGAAGTTAAAACAAACGAATCCTCGTAGAACTGGAAGCCTTTACCACGTGGTGAGCCGTAGTTAAAACCAAGCACGTATTGAATAAAACGTCTTAACGTTTCTTGTAGGTAATCCATTGTCACTTCACGGAAGTAGCGGTTATAAGCCTCAATATCATCAATCGTTTTCGCATGATGTTGTGAGAACTTAGGAGCCTCAGGAAAGTGAATACCAGAGTAGGGCGCGTCTTTTTTGCAGTGACGCAGGTCAGCCAATTTAATGGTAAAACAGAGGTAATCGATAATCACAGGTGATTGCTCGTAGTCCTCGATAAAGGTGTATTCGTTAACGGTATGGTTGACAAACTCAGGGCGTAGACCGGATTTTTTAGGGCGATACACATAGTCAGATTGTACTTTGTGACCTTGTGACTTTTTCCCGAAGACCTGAACGTTGTCCATATTAAGCTGATAAAGCATACCTGAGCGGCAGTCAGGACAGCAGCAATTGACCGGAGATTCGTAGTTAGTACCACAGTCCATACAGGCGAATTTCATGATTCAATCCCCATGATAGCCAGACGTTCGGTCAGTGTGGTGTTTGTGATATCAACCAGCTTGTAATACAAGCCTTGAGTGTTGAGGTAGTTAACGAGGCCAGTGTAAGAGCTGAAATAATCCCATTCGCCGGAAATGTAGACAGATACGGAGTGGTCAGGCATTAAGTCGTAGTAGATTTTTTCAGCAGCCATGATTAACGAGCCTCGATTTTTGCGTTAACTGCATGAATAAGGCGGCGTGTCATTTCGCAGTCAGCTAAGGCGGTATGCGCTCTAAGGTCTGAAACATCTACACCTTGTTGCTTGCAAGCGTTGGTAAGAGATTGCCAACGGTAACTTGTACGTGAGTCATGAATTTGACCGAAAAACTCAGCGTACCAAGTCATTGCGCAATTAGTGCCGTCATGAAGAAGAAAATAAGAAAGATTCTGAAGCGGATAATCAAAGTCAGAAAGTGACTGAGCTACCATGCGGTAATCAAAATCAAAGTTGTAAGCGATGACTTTTTTGCCGAACAAAATAGACTTGATTTCATTCCAAACATAATCAAAAGATGGTGAGGACTGAACATCAGCATCAGTAATGCCATGAATTTTCTGAGCATCATCAGGAATAGAGCGAAGAGGTGAAACCAAATTACTGTAAAGAACATCACCCGAAAGAGCATCAATAATTGAAATTTCACAGATACGAGCGTCAGAGTCTAGGCCCGTGGTTTCGGTATCGAGAATAACAGCGTTTTCTAAATTGAGTGTTTGCATGACAACCCCCTAAAGTTGTTTGAGCGGCCACCCCAGAAGCTTAGGGAGCGACCAGAGCGGCCTAATATCGAATTTTGGATAGTGTAGTTTCCATAAAGCAGGATTGTAAATATGCAAAAAACAGTATTAGTAAGCTAGAATTGAGAAATAAACAGACAGCAGGAGTGATTGAAAATGTATGCCAACGAGCTGCTAGACGCCTATAAAGACGCTAAAAGATACATACAAGATAAGCAAATAGCGCATGATTTGAACTTATCACCTCAAAAGCTAAGTAACGTAAGGAAAGGAATTCGCTATCTCACTGAATCAGAGGCAATTTTTATTGCAAATGAAATTGGAGCAGAGAAAGAAACTGTATTGGTATATTTAGCGGCAGATAAAGCAAAAACGTACGAAGCGAAACAAGCTTGGGCGAACATAACAAAAAAGTATAACGGGCTAGGATTAAGAACAATATCAATGGGTTGCGGAGCATTGGCGTTAGCGATTAGCACGCCTAAAGAAGCAGTATTACAGTGCGCATTATATATCTTATGTTAA